GTCCATAATAAAACGCATTCCCATTAATCAAAATCTTTACGTGTAAATTGCACTTGAGAAGATAGTAGTTCTTAATTTTATCTCTCACTGCAACATTGTCCCAATACAGAGACCAAGGATCAAAGAGTTCATCAAGTGAGGAATTGGTGTTCCACACATATTCTGCAATCTTAAGTGGTCTCTGGAAGAAGTCTGACAGATTGGCATCATTCATGAAGCCAGTGTTCCGAGTATGATCCATCGGAACCCCTCTACTATCCATGGAGGGGGCGACATTGTCGCCAAAGGATAATGTTTGTGACGTTAAGTAAGCGTCTCCGTACATTCCGGAAGAAATTGTTTGTTGTTTTGAGGACTTGCTATGTAAAGAGGAAAGAGACAGTCCGATCTCCACCTCCCTTGGTATGTGTAAGTAAAACGCAAAGCCTGATGTAAATAAATATAAAAATATACACACAAATATATAAACACTGGTAACCATATACGCTCTAGTCCTGTTGCTTCTCCGTAGACCGGCATGGACGTACACCGGGTTCAGTTTAAAGACTTGAACTGGTCGGGGAGTATTTTTTGCGCCACTCCACCACACGATCGTCATAAGACAGATCTAACTGTTTTGAGGATATGTTTGTATCCTGAGCTACTAGTTGAAGCTGACCTCGGAATTCCTCGTAGAATTCCTCCCCATGAAGGAATGCTTCCTGCAGCATCTCCCCATAGGATTGAATAGCTAGATCCTCTCGCTCAACATGTGCGCTCTTCAAACACATGTGGCCCATCCGATAGATGGAAGCTTTTTCCAAAGCACCTAAATAAGCCTGCAACTTTGGATGGTAAGTGTTCTTCCTCTTGAGAAAGTCAGTCTCGTTAGCATGAACGAAGTCTGGAGGATCGTCAGACTTCCGGGCGTCAGTCACCTTCATACCCAACGAATCAAAGAACCATCTCTTGGCAGAAAAACACGTGAGCTTTCGAACTTCTTGTCTGCTCTTGCTCTTACTGTCATCGCCGTATGTAAGCAGACGCTCGTTCTTCCGATATGGTCCTAATGCGTGGAACGCCTTGGGTCCTAGTATTCTCATGCCGTTCATGTAAAAGCTACAACGCATATACTGACCATTTTCATCTCCATTCTCGTAGACCGTAAATGAGTTTCCAGAGCTCCACAGATGAGTGCGAATAATAGTTCCATTCCAATTTATCATTGGGTGTCGCATCGCATCCAAGATTCCATCTACTATCTTCAACTGATCTTCAGAATATCCAATAGCTTCACACAGTCTACGATTCATCTTTAAAACTGAACAAGTCATCTCGAGGCATCTAGCCAGATCATAATCCGAGAAGTCCATATCATTTTCAAGATCATCGCGTGGTTCAATTCCTGCAATGTGATTTATACTTCGCTCCCAATCTGGTCCTGCACAATTTATTCCTACATTGCATTCACATAGTTCAGGAAACCGAGATTTGAATTCACAGAGAGGAAGAAGAAACATTCTGGCAATTAACGTAAAAGCAGTTTGGGAAATATAAAACAAGCGCACCTTCTTCTTGGTGATTGCAACTTTCTCATCCTTAAGACATGTCTTAACCCACACATCGAATTGCTTGCCCGCACGGAAGTGCTCCATCATAGAGTCAACCTCAGCTTGAACGGCCGGGGTTAATCCATATCGTTTCCTTCCATCAGGATATGGCGGTAATTCCTGTAGATGATGTGCCTTATCTCCATTAAGAGGGGATCCGAACGCAGTATCAAGAGCAACACCCTTCATGTACATGGCTGTAGGTCGTCCATTTAATGACTCATCCATAGTTAAGATGGCCATCAATTCAGGGTTTTCTTCGG